ATGGTTGGTTTTTCACCCTTAAAATTAAAATATAATAGCAAAACAATGGGGGAATGGGAAACAATTGTCATTTTAGAGAAACAATTGTTGAAAAAATCAAAAAAGATAATTATTTTAAAGATAATTGTGTTATATTGGGTGCGTATATCCAATTATGGAAGAGAATTTGCAGTTTCGAAAGTTTATGAAATTAACAAAATAATATTATTGAACATAAATAAAGACCCATAGAAGCGTGTTTGAGAGGGACTCTCACACCTCCTCTCGAACCGTTCCCTAACTAGCACTTAGGAAACACTTGCCTCGTATGAGTCCATCTTATTATATCACACTTATACAATGTTTCTTATTGAAAAAATTGTTAGGATGGAGGGTTTATGTTCGGAGAAGGGGGAAGTGAATTTGCAACATGTAATGGATCAGTTGTTGAAAAGAATAGAATTTTGTGGATATTCAAGAAGAAATTTTGCTGAGAAAATCAAAGTAAGTCGTGAAACATTCAGGAGAGGACTTATTTGTGAATATGAAATGGATGTAGCAGTATTTTTTCAATCCATTGAGATTTTATTTGAGCATCCAACTGAAAAAAGAAAAATCATAAGAGAATTTTTCAATATGTGTGAAAGTATCTCTAACATTGAAGTGGCTTTAATATATTGTCAGGTTCAAGGTGAATATAATCTGATGCAACATTTAATAACAAAGCATGAAAATAAAACGAATTTAGGAATTTTTTTTAGTATATATAAACTTTTTAATAAGAGGAATAGAAATGAGTTAAAAGGACAGGCACTGCACGATGAATTGAATAAGAGGCGTTTTTCTTCGAATCCACATTGCCAGGTGATGGTTAATATACTGTATATGCTAGCATTAGCTGATAAGCCGAATAATAACGCTATTATTGAATATGTAGACGCTGTAGAAGAAAATTTAAAAAAAATAAAAAAAGGTCAAATTAAAGATTATCTTAGTATGCTAGCAAATGAAAGAAAGGCATACATGTATCTTTGGAGAGTGCAACTTGATGAATGTAGGGAAACATGTTATAAAATAATTAACTCTTCCCTAGATATTCCAATTGTCAAAGCGACATCATTATGTTGCGTTGGTGAATCTTACCAGTTCGAGTCGCCGGTTATGTCTGAAAAGTTCATAGAACAATCTATTAAAAAATTAGAAGAAGTTAATGTCCCTGTAAAAACTCAAAAGTATATAGCTTTTCAATCTACATTGGCGCATGTAAGGATAACTAACAATTTAAACATTGATAAGATTGATGTTACGGTAATTCATGAAAATGAACAGGCTAATTATGAATATAACTATGGTGATCGAGAGTTAGGAGTTTTAATGTTTGAACAGATGAAAAGAAAAGGATTTACTCCTTTTCAACGTCTTTCTTATTCAAAATGTATTGGTGATATGGAAGGAATTAAACAAGCTCTACTCGAGTTTGAATTAGCAGGGTTAAGTTTTTATGGACAGTTATGTAAGGATATTTTAATGAACAAAGGGGAAGTGCTACAATGAGAAAGAATTTAATTGCACTTTTAATGTGCGTAGGGGTATTAGGATTCGGTTTATTTGAAGAAGTTAATCAGATAGAAAAAACAAATCCAGTTCAGTATATGATGACTGATCCTGGCGGAAGTTAATATAGTTGCTATAAAAAAGAAAGTCGCTACTTCGGTAGCGGCTTTCAGTGCGTTTAAGGAGTGACACAAATAAAATTACGCATCGTAAAACTGTGTCACCTGATTTTTGAGTAAAATGAAATAGGAGGAATTTTGATGTTAAACACTGTAGGGGTAGATATTAAAAAGTTGGAGTTAATTGAAAAAATCTTATTATTGGAGAAAGAAACAGAATGCGAAGTGATCTTCCAAGCGATTGGAGAATTAAAAAAAGAGATTGATGGCAAATGAGCTGTCAATCTCTTTTACTATAATTTAGACGCTTGTTCTAAGATATTCTTCATCATGTTTAAAATGGTTTCTTGTTTGGAGCTATCAAGCTTTTCGATTTTACCAGCCATTTCAAGCATTTCTTTTTTGATCTCAGAAGATTCATCCATTGTTAATTGTTTATGATCTGAGCGTCCCAATAAGTAATCAGCTGTAACACCAAAGGCTCCTGCCAGTTTATTTAACACTTCATTACTTGGAGCATTTCTTCCGTTTTCAATTTCCGAGATGGAAGACTTTTTCAAACCTACTTTATCTCCTAATGCTTGCTGTGTTAACTTTATCTCTTTTCTAAGTGTTTTAACCCTAGTCCCTAACATATTTATCCCTCCATTCTATAAAGAGTTCTCATACACATTGTAATATAAAAGTTCACTCTAAACAAACTTTTTTGTTTTATTTTAAAAAAAATTAAAATATAATGTACATTTTTAGTGAACTTATGCTATGATGATTTCATAAGTGAGGTGAGCAATAGTGGATTTTGACAACAAAAAACTTACTTGGATTCTTCTTGAACATGGAGTCAGTCAACGTCAGCTGTCAAAGGAATTAGGTAAAGCAAAAGCTACAGTGTCTGGATATGTCAATGGTACTATACAACCGCCTTTTTCTGTTATATGTAAGATAGCAGATGTATTAGGCGTAAGTGTGGACTATTTTAGAGAGGATAGGAATGAGTGAACTTTTAGATTATTTTTTTAACATTTAAGTTCACTTAAAATGTACTTTAGGAAGGTGAATAATGATTGAGGAAAGCCAGTTTTCGTTAATGATAGTTGCACTCGTAATTTGTATAGTCTCTTTAACAGTTTATTTTTTGGACAAGCCAATTGAAAAGTTTATAAAGGATGATGATAGCGATGTATAAAAACCTATTTATTGTTCGAAGAGAACATCGTATGACGCAAGAGGATGCTGGGAAGTTAGTAAACATATGCCAGCAAACGTATTACCTAAAGGAAAAAGGAAAACGTGATTTTACTCTTACGGAAGCAAAATTACTCGCACGACATTTTAAAACAACGGTAGACGACCTATTTGCGAAGTAACTGGAGGGGAATTTAAATGAAAAACGGTAAAAAATTAACCAAGCGTGAAAAGATCCACCTTAAATCATACAAATTGAATCCTGAGAGCTGGTTAATCTTTAAGAAAGTAGATGGCGAATTACATTTAGTTCATCGTCATACGAACTCAATACGAGTCATTCCAAGTGTGTAGGGTGGACAAGCGTTATTAAAAATGAGGAGGGGTTTATATGGACCAATTAACACCAATAAACGAACAACTGACATTATCAAGTTTGGAAGTAGCCAAGATGGTAGGGAAGGAACATAAGGAATTATTGCGAGATATCAGAACATACATTAGCTATTTGGATGGTGAAGAGATGAGCGCAAAATTGCGCCCAACTAATTATTTCATTGAAAGTTCGTACAAAGATTCATTGAATCGAAAAAAACTTTGCTATAACATCACGAAAAAAGGCTGCGAATTAATCGCTCATAAAATGACAGGTAAGAAAGGGACATTGTTTTCCGCTTCTTACATAGAACGATTTCACCAAATGGAACAACATATAAAAAAACAAAATGAAATCCCTACTGACCCATTCAAACAAATTGAAATAATTGCAGCAGGAACAACCAACTTAAACAATCGAGTTAGCAAGTTAGAACATGTTATTGAAGAACAATTAACTATTGATTTTGGACAACAACGAGTAATAGAGAAGGCAAAAGGTAGACGTATCTATTTTCTATGGGAGCACGGTCATATTGATAAAGAGGTTCATGGCACTACACGTAAGTTGTTTGGTTTGTTAGGTAAGAATTTAAAAGATGCATTTGATGTGAATAGCTATCGAGATATTTTAAAGAAAGATTTTGATGAGGCTTTAAAGTTTATTGAGGGCTGGAGACCAATGATCTAATTAACTAAAAGGAGGACTATTACGTGGAGATGATTACAAACAAAAAAGTGTTTCGAAGTATTGAAAAGAAAGCAAGACAACTTAGTTTAGTTCCGGATCAATTAAAGACGGAGCAATTACAAAATGTATTTCTTTTTAAAGAATATAAGGAGGAATACATCTGTGTGTATTCACGTGATAATCAAATTCATTTTGTTTCTGAAACATTTGGAAAAGGTAAAATGACCAATCAAGTCGAGTTTTTTAAAGTTTTTGGTGCAGAGTGGAATGAATATCCTTATAAAATGATTGTCTTTAATGCAATTGCTTGGTACAAGCGATGGTTAAAATCAAATTTCAAAGATATGGACGAATTGTATGACCGAAAGAGAAGTTTACAAAAACAGCATGAATGGTTAATGGAGATTATGGAAATACAACGTGCCAGTGAAAAATTACTGTTCATTAATGAAGTTAACAATGTGTTAAACAGAGTGAAGGAGCAAATTTTAAGTATAGGGAAGCAAGTTATAGATATTATTCAGTTTTGGGATTTTAGTATCGATGAGGTGTGTGTTCTTCTTGGAGGGAATGCGATGGAAGGTCAACGGCTATATAAAGAATATCAAGAAGATAAAAAGCATCAAGAAACATTTAAAACATTTATGGAATACGCCTTGCATAGAGGATTGGAATATAGACATCGAAAAGGACGAATGAAAGATATATATGATTGTCCATCTTATGAAATGCCTTTCTATTGGGCGGTAAATAAAGTGATATTGGATTTTATAGACAATTCACCAAAAGCGAAAGAAAAGATAAACAATTTCCTTAAAAATAATTTGGGATTAACTATGTATAGAACAGTTGAAGATTTAGAAGGCAATATTTTAGGAGTTATAGAGGATGGTGAAAGTCATTAAAAAAGTAACTTGCGCCAACAAGTTACCCTACTGAAATACCCATGAAAAAATACTTAGAAAAATTATAACATACATGTCCAGTTTATGAAAAGAGGGGCATGATTATGCCCCTTAAATATAAGAGGTGCCTATATGAGTAAATTAATCATCAACGAAGAACCATTATTAGTTCTTCCATCGTTAGCAAAGAGTATCGGGTTAAATGAAGCGGTCTTTTTACAACAAATACATTACTGGTTAAATCGTTCTAATCATTTCTATGATGAAAGACGTTGGATATATAACAGTGCTGTTGAATGGTCTAAACAATTTCCATTTTGGAGTGAAAAGACAATTAGACGTATTTTGAAAAACTTAGAAGAAACCAAGATTTTATTGACTGGTAACTACAACAAGATGAAATTCGATAAAACTAAATGGTACACCATTGATTATGATAAATTACGTTCGCTCGAAACGGTAAACGATGTGGACAATTTGACTAGAAGAAGTGGTAAAAGTGACCATGTGCTACCGGACAAGTTGACCAGACCAATACCAGAGAATACACAGAGACTATCTACAGAGATTACAGAATATATAGTCGAGATAGTAAACTATCTCAACACTACATGTAATAAAAGTTATCGTACCTCAACTAAGAAAACTCAAACATTAATAAAAGCGAGATTAGCTGAAGGCTATACAGTTGAACAGTTCAAGAAAGTAATTGACATAAAGAAATCTCATTGGTTTGGAGATGCAAAATGGGATGAATATTTAAGACCTGAAACACTATTTGGAACAAAGTTTGAAAGCTACTTAAATAGCAAACCAAAAACAAAGCAACATTCGGAAATGTCTGCTGAGGAACGGTTGGAACATTTCCAAAAAGAAGCAGAGGAACAAGATGATTTGCCATTCTAGGGGTGTGCTAAATGGGGAGAGAAGAACTTTTTCAAAGAGTGTTCAGTAGTGATCGAGATGTGAGAAACTCAGTCAGTGTAGAGGAATTAATGAAGGCTATGTCACTTGAAGAGGGTGCATGGTGCAAAACTTGTAAAATATTCGTTCCAATGATGCAGTTGCCTATCTACTTATTAAAACATTTAAAAGGTGCAAAAGTACCGGGTGTTAATTCTACAGGGAAAGTGCAACCAGTATGTCCTAAATGCTTAAGGAAACCATCTGCGGAACAAGATGAAATTAGATATCAGGATGTTGTAGAGGCAGCACAAAAGAGAATGCAACGAGGAGAACAAAATCGATATTTGATGCCAACGCCAGAAAGATATATCGATGTTACACTTGAGAACTTTGAAATGAGAGCAGGCGTAGAGAAAGCAGTTAAAGGTGCAAGGTACTTTATTGAAAATATCTCAAAAAAGCAAGAAAAAGGGCTGTTTTTACAGGGTGGATTCGGATCTGGAAAAACAAGACTTTGTTATTCGATTAAACACACTTTAGAGAGTATGGGTCCTAAAGTGATTGTATATAACGTGACACAACTGTTAGATAGGATACGCTCTACATTTAGCAGTGATAAGGAAAGTAAAGCGGAAATTATGGCATTACTCATGAAGTGCGATGTATTAGTACTAGATGATTTAGGAGCAGAAAAGCCTTCAGAGTTTGCAGCAGAGTTTTTATATACGATTGTTGATTATCGATACAGTACGTGGAGACGAATGATTATTACAAGTAACTGTAGTGATGAGGAACTACAGGAACGTCTGGGCTATTTACAAGGTGGACGTATTTTAGACCGGTTAAGAGAAGGGTGTTATAAAATTCCAATTACGGCAGGGAGTGCGAGGTAATGGCAAATAATAAGAGTGGAGAAATACTTGATGGTATTAAAGAGTTGCTGTGGAAATTAATAGTTAAAGCGAAAAGTGATGAAAGAGTACGGGATTTTTTGGATGATTTTAAAAAAGTGTTAGAAGACAATAAACATTCGGCTAAAGAAGAACTTTCGGTAGCCTTTGCAAGGTTACAAGAAAAACACTTTCCTAACTTTGAAGAAGGAGAATCTAAAAATGACTGAAGAAAGAGACCAAGTAAAGGCTGGAGTTAACGTTAGAGAAATGTCAGACACTGAATTTATGAAGAAGTATGGAAGGCTTGTTCATCATTGTGTTTGGAAACGATATGCGAAAAAAATGAAGAGTATAGAGCATGATACGGGTTTAGATATAGAGGATTTAACTCAATTTGGGATGATAGGTCTTATTAAAGCAAGGGATAATTTTGATCTTGAGTATGGTTGTAAATTTTCAACGTATGCTGTTCCTAAAATCATAGGTGAAATTGGCCGAGCCATTCGAGATCATCAAAAGGTGAAAGTGCAACGGAGTGTATACAGTATAAAGGGGAAAATTCTGAGACAAAACCTAGAAGATGAAATTCCAGAAGAAATAGCAAGTATCCTAAATGAAGATGTATCCGTAGTAAGCAACGCATTACATTATCAACCAGGTACACAGTCCTTGAATAAAGTTGTACACCAGTCTAACGGGAATGAAGAATTAACCTTGGAAAGCATGCTAGAGGATAAAAAAGCAGAAAACGTTGAGGATGTATCGATTAATAGAATGGTGATACAGGCATTTAAATCTCAATTATCACATAAAGAACACATCGTATTAGATATGAGCCTACAGAACAGGACACAACAAAACATTGCAAATGAAATAGGGTGTAGTCAAGTTCAAGTTAGTCGTATTCTGACAAAAATAAATAAAAGTGCTGTTCAGTTCGGTAAAGAGGGGGAGCTTCATGATTGAATCATAAAAAATGGAATATTCATTTACGTAAAGGTGAGAGTGGGAAAGAAAACTAAACCAAAGTGTTATTTTAATCGGAATGGCAGGTAATTGACCAAATCACCTGCCAAGTGCCTAAACAGTCCGGAGGGGTAAAGCTCCGTTTTGAAAGAGTGTAGCTGACTCGTAAATAGTATGTGTAATGTAAAAAAGATTATTCGTAAAGGGGAATGAGATATGGAAGATATTAAGTTTCGGGCGTGGGACAAGGTTATGGAGAAAATGTATGAAGTCGGGTTTATAGACTTTGCTAAAGAAAGAGTGCAATTGGCGCATATCGTTGATGGTATTTGTTATGCGGTGTATATCTCTCCTTTGAAAGATGTTGAGCTACTTCGATACACGGGAATTAAGGATGTAAAAGGCAGTGAAATTTACGAAGGGGACATTGTCTATCAAGAATTTCATGATCGTATGGAAGAAACAGATGGATTCACAGGAGCAGTTAAGCAGATGGAAGGCGCTTGGGGGATTTGTAACGGAGTGGATCATGCTGAATTGCTGTGGAGTGAATTAAACCTAAATCATGTAAAAGGTAATATCTATGAGAATTTAGAGCTATTAGAAAACTGGACAAAATAGTTATTTTATGCAGAAAAATAAAAGAACCCGCTGATGCTAAACGGATTCTTTTGTAACAGGAACACAAGGAACACCAGGAGGCTGGTCCAGAGCGACCTAGGTATTCACTTGGATGATATTACTATATGTAAATTGAATAAAACGGTTAATGGAAATTAAACAAAATTCTTATTTGAATAGAAAGTGAGGTAAGTGAAATGAGTGAGCTGAAAGAACTTCAACGGGTTGTAATAGAGAATTTAGAGAATGGAACACAAGTAACTCGACTACCTAATGCAGAAGAAATGATGAATAAAATAAATGAGTTAGTAAGGTATACGAAGCGACTGGAGCAGAACAAACAAAGTAAACCTATTCAGCCTGTGGGCACCGTTAAAGTAGCAAGGATTTAAAACTAAACAAAATCTTTATTTGAATAGATAAGGGGATGGAAATCATGAGAGAACGTGAAAATTGGGATGTATTGTGTGAAGAATGCGATAAAGTAATCATCATTGGTGTAAAAACGGAATCCGGGGATCATTATTGTGAAGCATGTTATGACAGGTTAACGTACGGAAACAAAGATAAGTAATTTAATAAAATCGTTATTTAATTTCAAATCGAATAATATATGTAAAAATCCTAAGTGCAAAACTCCAAGAGCACTTAGGAAAACATTACTTCTAGCAAATTGTACATTACATCATATGCTTGTTTGATTAAAAGGTGAAAAGTTTCTAACAAAAACGCTATTTTATTAGAAAAGGAGATGTGGCAATGAGCACATTGATTACAGATTTAACTTGGTGGCAAATTAGTTTATTAGGGATTTATACACTTTACACATTGATTAGAGCGTTTTGGATTTTTAACAGCGGTCTTAAAGAAGCAACAATTGGCTATGGAGCAAAGAGTATTAAGTTGTATCACATTTTATGGGCAGTAATAGATATTCCGGCGATTCTATTAGGAACATTATTCCCGTTACTAAAATTATTATTTTCAATTCCTGTAATACCGCTTAAACAAAATAAAAACTAAACAAAAACTTCATTTTGCACAACAAAGCAGTCAGCTTAATTAGCTAACTACTTGTTGTGCAAAGGAAAATTAGGCCCTACAAGTAAATGATATGTAACTTTAAGTTACAGATATAGTATAAGCAGAATTGAAAATATTATGTGGGAGTGAAAATGAACTTAATAAAAATTTCATTTTATTAGAAATAAAAGAGCGCCATATAACAGCGCTCTTTGACCAAGACTTATTGTAAATCTATGACTTGTGAGTGTTCTCAAAATTAATATATGTTTTAAAACGTATTTGGTGAAGGAAATAAGAAAAAGCACCTTCGAACAGTGCTTTTTCCCGGAGTGAATTTACGGTTTTGAAGAAGTACGGCATTCTCAAAATAATATATGCACTTTTGGAATGAAAGTTGTTTGTACAAAAAAAGAGCAGCTAGCCAAAGCTAACTGCTCCATAAAAAGAAGAAGTGGAGAATTACCAGGAACGAATAAATGAGTTATGGCTTATCGCCTATGTATAGTATGTGTTTAATATTAAGGAATATTCAGATGTATAAAAATAAAAGAGCAGCTAGCCAAAGCTAGCCGCCAAGCCCTCGGGTATGAAGGAAAATCAGAAACTGTATCTACAGTATTGACGGAATATTGAGTTTTAATCAGGAAGGTAGAGGTAATTTATTAAGTTTAGTTTGCTACTACTTGATCTTGGTCTGCAACATCAGAATCAAATGTATTTGTTGCACTAACACCGTTAAAAGTATTGACAATAAAAGCGTCATTAACAGAGCCTGAACCATTATACAATTTTTCATTATTTTTTGGAGAAACATTGTAAAAATCACCTGAATTAAAGGAACCATTACTGTTTTGTACTACGAGGTTTCCAAGAACGGACGGCATATCTTACACCTACCCTCTAAGAAAATATATTATTTTAAGCAGTATATGGTGTATGAGTCTACAGGTTCATTTAGATTTTAAAATTCAAAGCTGTAGTTTTTTAAAACTTAATAAAATAATCCTTTGAATAGAATGTGAGGTTACAAGATGAAGAGTAAAGAGTGGTTTGGTCTTATAGCAATTGCTGTAATAATATTGTTTTCAATTGTTTTTGAAGTGATTAATTATACGCATGTAACAAAAGTTAAAGGTGAAGTAATCGATAAATATGCTAAGAGAAGTAACGATCACGATAAATTTTATATTGTAGTAAAACAAGATGATAGTTCAGAAAAGGTAATTGTAAATAAAGATAGCGTGTTTATGATGAAATTCGATTCAGCAGATGTTCAAGCGAAAGTTAAAAATGGAGAGAAATATGAATTTAAATTACGCGGTTATAGGGTACCAGTGTTATCTATGTTTCCGAATGTAGATACGGTCGAAAATAGAAAGTGAGGTTAAGAGAAATGGCTAGTTTAAAGAAAAGAAAGATTAGAAAAGCAATTGCTCGTCGCACAAAAGAAGTGGAGAAGTATCAAGTTAATAAAGCTTGGAGAAATATTTTTGTACAAGCTGGTATTTTAAAATAAAAAAATAATATCGTCCGGCTAGAAAACTAGAGGACACCAATTCAGTAAAACAGCAATTCAAGCTGTTTGAGGAATAGGTGTCCTTTTTATTTTGAAAAGGGAGATGGGGAAATGAAAGTGCTAAAGGATCAGCTACGTGAATGGAAAAAGCAATCCAAGAAAGGAAAAAAGAAAAATAAGAAAAAGCAAAAAGAGAAATTAAGTACTCGTGAAATTGAGGATTTAATGGGGATGCATAGACCTTGTTATGAACGTAGACGTGGAGCTTTAAGACAAAAGTAATTTAAAAATAAAAAGGAGTGGTCTTACATGACTAAACAATTATCTTTCTTACCAAAAATTGATAGAACAGCAACACAAGAAGAATTAGAAGGTGTGTTGGAAAGCGTACGTATACATAGACAATTTGGGATGATGCGTAAAGAAATGAAAGTCACTCCTTCTTATGAAATGCGTGAGCATGGGCCTACACATACAGTTGGAAAACCATTAGAAGATGTTGCTATAGCAAATATCCAACAAAGTAAACGAGAAGAATGGCTGGAAAGAATGTCAGTGCGTATTGATCAGTTTCTAAATCGATTAGGGAACGGACGTGCAGGAAGCATTCAAAGAGATATTATTTATAAACGTTATTTAGAAGAAGAGGATGTATGTGATTATATGGTTTATAACGAAATAGGGATGTCAGAGCGTACGTATCGACGTTGGAAGTCTAAAGCGTTTTATAAGCTTGCTTTTGCACTTGGATTAGAAGTTTACGAGACAGAAGAAACGGGAGGTAATGAATAATGAATTTTGTTCAACCGATACGTGATCCGGAGCAAATACAGCAGTTAAAAGATTATTTTAAGGAAAAGAGCTTACGTAATTACATTCTCTTCATTATGGGAATCAATACAGGGCTGAGAATCTCGGACATTTTGAAATTGAAGGTAGGAGATGTCAAAGGCAGTCATATATCTATGAGAGAAAAGAAAACAGGGAAACAGAAAAGAATACAAATTACTGCAGCATTGAAAAGAGAACTTAAATGGTTTATTGAAGAAAGAGAAGACAATGAATATTTATTGCAAAGTAGACAAGGTAGGAATCGTCCAATCGGTCGCAGTATGGCATATAAGATATTAAGTGGAGCAGCGGCGGAGTTCGGATTAGATGAAATAGGAACACATACCCTGAGAAAGACGTACGGTTACCATATGTACATGCAAACAAAAAACATAGCATTACTCATGGAGATATTCAATCACTCATCAGAGAAGGTCACATTACGTTATATAGGTGTAAACCAAGATGCAATGGATAAAGCAATGACTAGGTTTAAAATCTAATCATTGCTTTTTTCTTTTTAAATCTATACAGTTACTCATAAATTTCGTACTGTGTAACTCAAAAGAGAAAGTGAAATGAAATCAATGATACCAAGGGATTTGGCGAAGGGGTCAGTTACACACAATACAAGATATGGGTAAGTCATAAGAAAAAGAAAAGGGGAGGTAATTGGTTGCCAAAAACTACTGATTTGGGTAAAAAAGTTGCAAAGAGTAAGTTAGGGTATTGATAAGAAAAAAATAAGTGGCAGAGTCGTGACCGCTTTTTGGCAGGAAATGTGCCGGTTGTTTTGGAATTATCGTGTTATATTTGTATTGTGAGAAGTGGCGGAAAACACAACTCATAAAATTTCTTTATAATATATGTTGTTTAAACGGTTTCATAATGACGGCGTATAAAATCCGAAACCAGCAGATGGTAACGATTGAATGATACCGTTATTAGGGAGAGCTTTTGCTCTTCTTTGAGCTAACAACATCTTAGGTAGATGGAATGAGGGAAACCTGATAAGTTTGCCGATAGTGTCTGTCGTGGATGTTAGCTGAGAGAAGAATAAAACTTCACATACCGTAATTGAAGTACAAATTAATAATCTATAAAAAGCATCCATTCGGGTGCTTTTTTATTTTGGAGGAGGATGATTGTAAACGAAAGAGAATAATCAATCCACGCGAATTATCGATAATAAAGAAGTAAGTGATTATGTAGAAAAATTACGGACTATGAATTACTTGAGAAAAGCTGTACTTAGTACTTTTGATGCGATTTATGAATTTGATAATGATTTATCGTTTTTAGAACATGTAAATGAATTTCCAGAAGAAATTAATATTGAATTCAAGTATAAGGATAAAAAACAAAACTTTAATATATCTAATCCGATTAAATTACAAAACAATAATTAATTTTATAGCATCCATTTGGGTGCTTTTTATTTTGGAGGGAGTGATGACAATGGAACAGGATATTAATGAGACAAGTTTAAAACGTCTTAGTCCTATATGTGATACATTCAACCTTGATTTGGATGAAATTAGACGAGATATCAAAAAAGTAGTCACTCGTACTGAAATGGATGTCGCGATGGTTGTGGGTGGTTTCAGAACGATAATTTTAAAGTTATTTTATAAGCGGAAAGATAATGTCTCCTACTCGCAAGTAAAAGCAGATATTTATGATGTAATGAGGAAATTAAGTAAACCTGAGAAAGGTGCGTTTGCTCACAGGCTTGTAGGCGGACACTGTCATGCTATGTTGCTCTATTTAATGGATGAATATGAGAAAGAAATATTAGCCCTGGAATAGGTACTTTTTATTTTGGAGGAGGAAGTACTTTGAAGATGCCATTAACAAAACATTGGTGCATGAACAAAGGTTGCGGATTTGAAGAAACTTCTCATAAGATACGTGATGGATGGAAATGTCCTAAATGTAATGGACTAATGATGTATCAAGTTGTTAAGAAAGATAAGAGGTGAGGATAGATGATTAAGTTTAGTACTGGAGATAAGAATGAAAGTATTGTTTTTAATACTGGAGGGAAAGAAATTATATCTCTTAAAAGTAATGGAGACATCTATGTTAAAGGTAATCTTGTTGAGAATGATAAAGAAGTTGTAAATGGAATGAGGGAGTTATTGGGCTTATCTAGTGGTGGTAAGCAATGAGTATATTACAATTATTTATTGCATGTATGATTAGTAGTTTCACTACAATGTTTTTGTTGAAGTTACTTAATAAAAAATAGGAAGGATGATAGTAAATGAATAAAGCTAAACTTATCCAAAGTAAAATTGAAGAAGGTAAGTTGAGTATTAATGAGTCAAGGATATTAATGGACTTGGAACCTATCAAAATGGATGCGTGTAATTACTTTTTTAATTCGCAAGGATAAAGGTTGGTGTATCTATGCAACCTTTAACAATACAAGAAATACTTAATCTATTTGAAATAGACAACATAATCAAATTCTATAAGCATCCATATTGGCGTAAGCACATAAGAATATTAGCACTCGAACGAGATAATAACGAGTGTCAAGAATGTAAGCGCAATGGTAAGTATAGCAAGGGTAGGAACGTCCATCACATCAAGGAGTTACGTGATAGACCAGACTTAGCATATATACTAAGCAACCTAGAAACGCTATGCATTCGTTGTCACAATAAGGAACACAACAAAGAGAAGAACATAGTGAAGAAGCGCTGCACGATAGTAGATGAAGAGAGGTGGTAAGTGTGGACAGCCTAACGATACAAGGTAACATATATGACTTACAATTCATCGAGATATTAATGAAAGACGGAACAGATGACGAACGCGCTTTAGATATATTCAAACAGTTCCAGCGTGATATCTACACAACGTACAAACAGATACGACACATACACAAGCCTAAAGCATGTGAGAAGCTATCATTAGAGAAGGTTAAAGCTAACCTTAGAGATCATTGGTTAGAGATATACTTAAACATGACGAGACAAGAAGCTGAAACAGTTATTGAATACGCTGAAGCTTTTTTTGGTTTGGCGATAAAATAAATAAATTTAAAGTGGAATTTTTTTGATTCACACACGTATAATACCCCCCGGTAACATTTCTAGAAACAATTTGATGGGGGGCCTGGCAACGCGGGGGGGAGATTTGTCTTTTTATTTTTTGCTTTTCGCGCGTGAGACAGAAAAAATCACAAAAAAATATCTTCCTTTTACTTGGATGATGAAAATTTTTGATATGTATTTGTGATCAGTATGCAGTTGCTACTGTTTCCTGCTAAGTAAAAATATACACGACTATTTTTGTTCTTTTAAGTAATGTTTTTAAAATTAATCTTCGAAAAAATCTAATGAAAAAGCGGGGTGATGATATTGTGAGCGGAAAACAAAGTAAATATAAATTAGCGTTCAAAGATTTCTTAGAAGGCGTTAAATACAAGGATATTGCGAATAAATATAGTGTATCTGTTAGCACTGTTAAATCATGGCGTAGCCGTTATTGGGAAGACATGATAAATGAAAAAGGTCTAAAAAATGTTTCAGAAAAGGTTGCAAAGCTTCAAAAGAGCAGAGAAAAAACGCTTAGAAATAAAATAAGAGACGATTTATATGAACAACTTGGCACAAACGGTATCATACACGCTCATTTTATGGATTTAGTAGAAGACTATATGTCATTTTGGGATATAAAAAATAAATTGATAGCTGATGTGAAAGATCGAGGTGTTTCAGTTTTAGGTGCTAATGGATTTATGAAGAAAAACGATAGTATTAACGAGTTGAATAAGACTAATACGCAAATGCTAAAGATTCTTAACGAGTTAGGCCTTAAAGCGGTAAGTGAAGAGGTGGATGACGATGACATCGATTTGTAACGTCTATAGATACCATCCTTATATCAATGAGTATATGGAACTTGTGGAAAGCGGGAAAATACGATCATGTAAAGAACAGAAACAATTAATGAAGCTCGTTAGGGAAACTTTAGATGACCCAAATGTTTATTTAGATGTACAAGCAATTGAGGATAGTGTAAACGTTCCGGCTCCTTACTTTCCATTTGAATTATTTACATGGCAAAAATTTGTTAATGCTTGTGTATTTGGTGTCAGATTTAAAGATACTGATAGGTTAGTGTGGAATCAAATATTAATCCTTATGGGACGTGGTGGCGGTAAAAATGGTTTTGCTGGCTATCAAAACTTCTATATGGAATCTAAACCGTTCGGTGTTAATAACTACAATATAGAATGGGTTGCGACATCGGAAAAACAGGCTAAAATAACATTTGAAGATGTAAAAAATGTATTGGAAGACCCGAAACATGAAAAGAAACTGAGAAAAGCCTTCTATAAACCCACTAAGATTTTAATACAAAACAAAAGCACAAAGTCGAAGATTCAATACCACACCTCGAATGCTCGTACAAAGGATGGTTTAAGACCAGGAGCTGTATGTTTCGATGAAATACACGAATACGAAGACTACGCTTCTATCAAGGTTTTTCGTTCTGCTCTTGGTAAGGTAAAAGACGGTCGCACATTCTATTTAACTACTGACGGTTATGTTCGTGGCGGTGTTTTGGACGATATGAAAGAGAAAGCTCGAATGGTTTTGAGTGGCGAAGTTGAGAAAAGTAAATTATTCCCCTTCATTTGCAAATTAGATTCTGAAGAAGAAGTTGAAGATATTGCAAACTGGGAAAAAGCTAATCCTTCTATTCGAGATAACACGGAATTATTCGAAACGATGAAAGAAGAATGGGCCGAATGTCAAACTAACATTCCGATGCATGTTGAATTCATGACAAAGCGTATGAACATTCCCAAACAACTGTTTCAACATAAAATCGCTACTTATGAGGATATTCTTGCAACAGATCAACCTTTACCTGATGATTTACACAAATATGAATGTATTGGTGGTGTGGACTACGCAGAATTACGCGACTTTTGCAGCGTCGGTTTGTTATTCAAACGACAAGGCAAGCGCTATTGGATTCATCACACTTTTATATGGCATCAGGCGTTGAAAATGCAGGATATTAATCGAGATATTATCGATATTGGTGTGGAAAAAGGACTCTTCACCATCGTCCGCGATAAAGAAATCGAGCCCAAACGTGTTATCAATTGGTTTTTAGAAAAAGCGAAAACATACGACATTAAGCGTATCGCGATTGATAAATTCCGTTCAGTAGTCTTGAAACCTTTATTAGAAGAAGCTGGTTTTAATGAAAGAGTTGAGATAGTGCGGCGCGGTCCGTATATTCACGCTATGTTAGATCCGTTAATCCAACATCTATTCATCAATCATAATATTGTTTTCCACGATGATCCTGTTATGCGGTGGTATTGTGGGAATATCTATGTGGACGAATTAGGAAATGGCTCAAAAGAATATAAAAAAATCGACCCTGTCAAAAGAAAAACTGACGGGTTTTTTGCATTCACACACGCCCTCAATTTCGATGGTGATCTTGAAGACTATGCAGTCGATTTAAACGATATGCAAGTATGGTCATTCTAAGAAGGAGGTGAAAAAATGGGAATTCGTAATGTTTTTAAAACTTTTTTAGGTAAAAGTGATAATGGAACGACTCCGGATGTTGATTGTAGTGTAATGACACTTAAAGCTGAAATTGCTTATAAGAAATTGTATGTGAACGCTGCTATCGATTTAATTGCTCGTAGTTTAGCAGCTTGTGATTTTGAATCTTATCGAAGCGGTAAGTTAAAAAGAAGTTTGAACTACTATCAATTGAATGTAGCGCCTAATAAAAATGAAAATGCTCATGAGTTTTGGTGTAAGATTGTCCATCAATTAATTTATAACAATGAAGCGTTAATTTTACCTATAGGAGAAGAACTGTGGGTAGCTGAATCGTTTTATCGTGAAACTACGAATGGTTTTAATGAGTGCGTTTACAAAAGTGTTTCGGTTAACAACGAATTATTAACTAAAACATTTAGAGAACAAGACGTTCTATACCTGAGGCTTTCCGAAGAATCGATAAACAGTGTTATTGACAGTCTTTATAACTCGTATGGGTTATTGCTTGCAAAAGCGATGAAAGATTACAAAGGTAACGGAAGAATACGTTATATGTTCAGAGGTCGTTTCATGAGTTCATTAACTGATGAAGATGGAAAGGCTGCACAAAAACTTTTTGAAGAGAAAGCAAAAGATTATATGAATCTTGAACAGTTAGTGTCAATTATGTTCTTACCTGATAACGTACAAATGGAAGATCAAAGTAAAGAACCTCGCAATCTAGATACTAGAGACATTAAAAATCTCGCTAAAGATATGCTCGATTTCGTCGCTACTGCTTTCCACATACCACCGTCATTATTAAGTGGAATAAGTGAGGGTGGTATTTCAACTACAGCCAATCCTACTGGAGATTTAGATAACTTTATCGTATTCGCAGTAAGACCGATAGGAGAAATGATTGTTAACGAATATAACAAAAAGATGTTCTCTAGAGAGCAATTTTTAGGTAAAACGTACATCAAATTCAACATGGACAACTTTAAATTGTTCGACCTTACTAAGTTTGCTAATGCGGTTGACAAGCTATTCGCAGTCGGTGGCATGAGCATAAACGATGTATTAGAACGATTAGGAAAAGAACAAATAAAAGAAGAGTGGGCTAATGAACGTTATGTCACTAAGAACTATGAGAGAGCAAGGATAAGCGGGACTATGAGAGGAGGTGACAATGATGCAAATGGAAAAGATTCAACCGAAATTTCTGATGATGGACAGTAAAGGCGAATCAGAAGATAAAAAAGTCGTTGCTTACATGCATGGTGTTGTCGGTAGTGGTTGGTGGGGCGATATTACCGCAAAGAAAACTCGTGAAATGTTTGACAAAATCGAAGCGGATGAAATCGAATTACACATTAATTCTGGAGGCGGTGATGCGTTTGAAGGAGTTGCTATTTGTAACTATTTACGTAATCACTCGTCGAAGATTACGGTTGTTGTTGATGGATTATGTGCTAGCGCTGCTTCCGTAATCGCGATGGGAGCAGATAAAGTTATCATGCCTTCTAACACAACGATGATGGTTCATCGCGCCGCAACTTACGCGTTCGGAAATGCTGATTCTTTAGAAAAACAAGCAAAAAAATTACGAGATGTTGATGCGTCTTTAATTCAGTCATATAAAAATCGTTTTAATGGTGAATTCTTTGAATTAGAAGAACTATTAGATAATGAAACTTATATGACTGCTGAAGCTGCTAAATCTTACGGTCTTTGTGATGAGATTATCGATGCAGTAGCAAACAGTGTGGACGGCGAGTCTAATGAAAATGTTATTGAAGAACCTGAACCAACTGATTCTGCTGACGTAGCTGTCAAAAACGAAGCTAACAAACGAGCGCAAAATGCAGAACGTTCCATGCAATTTATGAATTCCTTATTAAAATCTATCAAAAAATCGGAGGTAATACAAAATGGGTAAAGATTTAGAAACTCAAATTGAAAATCGTCAAAATTTAAGTGAAGTTTTAGCAAGCGGAACACCTAAACAGGTAGACAACGCTTTAGTGGAATTCGCGAAAGGTATCCAAACTGAAATTTTAGCACAAGCATCTGTTCAATCTAGCGACCAAGCTATTTTAGCAGCACGTGGCGGACGCGCTTTAACTAGCCAAGAAACAAAATACTACAATCAAGTTATTGTTGGTAATTCATTTGCTGGTACTGAAGCATTAGTACCGCCAACGGTTATCGAACGAGTATTCGAAGACTTAGTTCAAAATCATGAATTATTATCACAAATCAACTTTGTTAACGTTGGTGCTCTAACAGAATGGATTCTTAAAAAGGGTGATATTCAAACAGCGTTTTGGGGAAAATTATGCACAGCTCATAAAGAACTCTTAGATGAAGGTTTTGAAACGATTAAAATCGAGCAATACAAATTATCAGCATTCATGCCAGTATGTAAAGCAATGCTTGATCTTGGTCCGGTTTGGTTAGATCGTTATGTTCGTACCGTATTAGTTGAATCTTTAAAAATTGCTTTAGAGCTAGCTATCGTCGCTGGTACTGGTAAAGACCAGCCAATCGGTATGATGAAAGATCTTGATACTGTTTCTGGTGGCGTACACGCTGATAAAGATGTAACTGGAAGCCTTGAAAATCTTTCTCCTTACACTTTAGGGAATATCATGGCTTCGCTTACTCGTGATGGTAAACGCAATCCAGATAACGTAATGTTAGTCGTAAACCCTGTTGATTACTGGGCTAAAATTTACGGTTACACGACTCGACCAAACGCTGATGGAACATATGCTTATAATGTTCTTCCGATTCCAGGTAAAATCGTTAAATCTAACGCTGTTCCAAAAGGTAAATTAATCGCGGGTATGGCAAAAGATTACTTCCTTGGATTAGGCGGTGCGCAACGTTTAGATGTTTATGATCAAACACGTGCTATCGAAGATGAAGATTTATACATCGCTAAAATGTACGCTAATGGCCGTGCTGACCGTAACGATTCATTCTTAGTTTATGATATTAGTAAAATGAAAGAACCAACAGGTTGCTGCCCTTCTGCTGAAACTACACCACCTGCCGGAAAATAAGGAGGTGTTTTTTTATGAGCGATAATCAATCAAAGGCGACGTTACAGTCGCCTTTTGATTTGTTAGAAGATGTAAAACATGCACTAGCAATCACTTGGGATGAAGAAGACAAGGACATCATAAAGCTTATAGATCGTTCTGTTTACTTTATGAATGATTTAGTAGGCGCTGAACTTGATCTAGCCATCAATTTATCAGCAAGGGAGCTAGTTATTAACCGTATTCGTTATGAATACAACAATGCGTTAGACAGTTTCGAAAGCAACTTCAGACAACCACTTTCAAGATTGATATTACACGTCGCAATCGATGAAAGGAAAAAGAACAATGGCGATTGAACAACATAGAAAAACATTTAATGATGGATTGGTTAGTGTTAAGGAGAGTAACACGATTCGAAATAGCACTAAAAAAGTAATCGGACGTAAAAATGTCGAGATTATCAAACTTAGATTTTCGGAACTTTCGTGTCGTGAAGCTGATATTCAATTTGCTGAAAGTATTGATAAAAAGTTAGACATGAAGATTGAAACGTTATATGCTCCTATGTTCAAGAATAAGGATGTGGACAGCCTAACTATCGAATTACGAGGTCATTCTTATAGCATCATTAAGGCTGATCGTTTAAAAAATAGCATGTATCTATACTTGCAAAAGGTAGGTGGTCTAGATGACACTGAATAATTTAATCGAAAAGTTTAATAGTAGGTTAGTCGAACATTTAGAGTCTTTTTTTCACACGAAAGAAGTGTATCAGGACTCTGTTCAGGAAGATGAAGCGAATCTATCCACGATCAACCATGTTGTATTTGAAACAGGTGGGTTTGTTAGAACGGGAGCAAGTGTATTGACACAAGATGTAACAGTTTATTACTTTTCAGAAAATCGTGAGGATTTAGATGTATTGCAAGTGGAGTTTATGAATTCATTAAGTAAAACTGGTCACATATGCAATAAATCGCTCAAAGACAAAATGAGAAAGAAAGATACTGAATTTTTCGTTGATGTATTAACATTTGAACTCACAAGGAATGTAAAACATGTCTGCTAATTTTAGCGTCGACACTTCACATTTTGAATCTTTGCAAAGGAATATTGAGCGATTACCAAATGTTGCTGAAACGATAATAAACGAAGATTTAAAGTCTAAAATTTCACCAGTAATGAAAAAGTCTGTTCTTGGTTTAATACCTATATCGAATAGAAAAAAAGCCCACGCCAAACTATATCAAGCTATTAAAGACGACACCAAAGAAAATTTAACATTAACATTAAAACCAAAACCAAAATATAGATATTTGGTCTTCCCTGATTTGGGATTAGGTACAAGTCAGAAGAAAATGGCTCAAAAGTTCATGGAACGTGGCGTTGAACAAAAAGTAGATTACTCTATCGAGGAATTAAATAAATCCTTAATAGAACAAATAAATAAAACATTAGGAGGTCGTTAAATATGCCAGTTACAACAATTGAAACGTTTGACGCGGTAGATATCAAAGATGCAAGTGTGCTTTTTAAAGGAGAAACTGTCACAGAACCCTTTGGGTGTGTCGGCTCGTTAGATGCTGAAACCGAAATTAAAACCGTTAAAAAAACATGTGGAGGGACGACCCTGAAACAAAAATCAAAGCCAATTCAAGTGAATGTAAAAGTGAGTGCACATCTACAGGTGAAGGTGCTTCGTGAGATATTTGGTATTACGAACAAGAATTTAAAAGAAGGCGTATTTTCGTATGGAGTAGATAGTCTCGGAAAAGACTTCACTTTTGTAGCACGGGAGGTAGATATATTTGATGAAGTATCTCGCTTAATTGCTTTTCCGAACTGTACATCGGCATCAGGGTTTATTAAGTCCGTTGAAAGTGGAGCGGAGGAAGTAGCAGAAACAGAACTGGAAATAACATGTTTACCAGATGAATTCAACCAATTCTATTATGAAGCGATTCAATCTGATTTATCAGCAGAAGATGCAAAAATGTGGATGACAGCATTTAATCCTGCGAAAGTGCAGAGAACAGCGGGAAGTTCAAAATAAAATCATAAATACGTGAAAGGCGGCGCTCATGATTGAGTGCCGTTTTTATATAAAAAGGAGAATGGACAATATGAAAAAACAAATACGATTAAAGAATGGAAAAATAGTGAACATCAATCCGAATTTAACGGGTTATATACTTTTTCAGTTAGAGAAAGAAGGTGTAATCACAAAGTCATTTATGACTTCTCTGTTGTCGACAGGTGATATCCAAAACATAGACATATTTGACAGTATGCGAACGGTTTATGCGGCATATCGACAAGCGACGCCGACAGATTTTATGGATTTTGATAGCTTTATGAAAATATACGAAGTAGATGTAGTGGAGGCGTTACACGTATTCACTGCCATTATGCAAAAGGAAACAAGAAAGAATAAGATGGCCCAAGGATTTAAAGCGAAACAGCGTGGAAAAAAGGCATAAGTCTTCCGAAATTTGAAATAGAGTGCGTAGAAGATTTGTATTCTTTGTATGTATTTCTATTTGGCATTTCGGCAGACGATTTTTGGACATTACCTTTACGTTCCGTTCAGCGCATTGCGGAAAATAAAGATGCCTATGAGAGTTGGAAACAATATATACAAGAAAAGGAGGCGGAAAAGTAATGTCTAAGCCTTCACAAGAGACAATTATAAAGTTCAAAGCAGATACAAAAGATTATGAAGCACGCGTTAAGGCACTGAACGAATCGACGAAAAAAATCAAGCAAGAATTAAAACTGACACAAACGGAAATGAAACTGTCCGGTTCAGCCACAGATAAGCTACAAGCATCTTTATCCAGCTTAGAAAAACAGTACCAGCTTGCGAAACAGAAAACAAAAGAATGTGCCGATCAAGTAAAACGAGCAAAACAAGCGTGGGGAGAAAATTCAACGGAAGTAGCGAAGTTAGAAAGTGAGCTTAGAAGAAATCAAATCGCCGAGAAACAACTATCGAACAGCATCAAGCAAACATCCGAAAGTTTGAAACAAGCGAAACTTGCAGAGCAACAACGGACGAGTGAAACAGCTAAGGCAGCTCAGAAGCTTCAGGACTTAAAAGGGAAAGAAGAACAATTGCAAGCATCTACCGCAAAGATGAACTCGCAATATGAATTACAAAAAGCGAAGCTTGGTGCAAATGCCTCTGAAACGGAAAAACTTCGTTTGAAAATCGACCATCTAGGGAATCAACATACGATAGCGGCTGAAAAGGTACGAAATTATCAACAGCAACTTGATCAAGCTAAAAAGAAGTATGGTGAAAACTCGAATGAGGTCAAGCGCTATGATACAAAATTACTCGAAGCCAGGACTGCAGAACAGCAACTTAAGAATCAAATTGATGTGACAAACAAAAGTTTGAAAGAACAAGAGAGTGTGACACGTAGAGCGGGGCAGGCATTAGATGCAGCCGGAAACAAGATGAAGAGTGCTGGAAGGACTATGACAGCGGCCGTGACCTTACCGGTAGCGGGTCTAGGAACAGCCATTGTGAGAACAGGTATGGATTTTGAAGCCTCTATGTCAGAAGTGAAAGCGATATCTGGAGCAACAGGGAAAGACTTTCAAGATTTAGGAAAAAAGGCGGAAGAGTTGGGGGCGAGAACTTCCAAATCAGCTTCAGAATCGGCACAAGCAATGAAGTTCCAAGCCTTAGCAGGTTGGAATGTACAACAAATGTTAAAAGGGACCGAACCTATACTAAAATTATCGGAAGCCGGCAATCTTGATTTAGCACGGGCAAGTGATTTGGTAACGGACTCGATGAGTGCGTTAGGGATTACCGTTGATGATTTACCGCGATATTTGGATGTGATGGCGCAAACATCAAGGAAATCCAATACGGACATTGATGCGCTTGGGGAAGCATTCTTACGTGTGGGTGGTACGTTTAATGGACTAAAAGTCCCAGTAGAAGAAGGTGCGGCAGTTTTAGGTTTACTTGCGAATCGTGGCTTAAAGGCCGGAGAAGCGGGACAAGCATTGTCTTCGACACTGGTCAATTTAACCGCACCTACAGGGCAAGCTAAAGAGGCGCTGGATAAGTTAAAGTTTAGCGCGTTTGATAAGCAAGGAAACTTCAAGGGGCTCGCCAATATTTTGTATGAATTAAAGGACAAAATGGCTGGTATGACACAAGAGGAGAAGAACCAAATCATTGCAATGGTGGCAGGTAAAGAACAAATTAAAACATTTAATGGCTTATTAAATGGTATGGGTGATGAATATGAACAGTTAAAGAAAAATATTGATCATTCAAATGGCGCACTAGATGAGATGTCAAAGGTAATGAACGATAATTTACGAGGGAAAGTAAAAGCGATGAAATCGGCTTTAGAAGGCATGGCCATTACCTTGTATAAGAACTTACAACCCGCTTTAACCAAGATTGTGGAGGCATTGACGGGTGTGTTCCAATGGATTCAAAATCTATCACCAACTACGCAAAAAGTGATTGTCACGATTGGCGCAATCGTCGCAGTAGTGGGACCATTACTCATTGTGTTGGGGTTACTGGTATCATCCATTGGTAGCATTGCGACCGCCGTTGGTGGTGTCATTTCATTTTTTGCTAGCTTTGGTGCGGCAACCGCAGCGGTAGGGACGGCCTCAGGTGTAGCCGCCGTTGGAGTAGGTGGATTAGGAACGGCGCTTGGAGGCTTGCTGGTAGCAGCGGCTCCTTGGATAGCAGCCGCTGCGCTTGTTGGTGTAGCCGCATATGGTATATATAAGGCATTTACACAAGAAGCTACGCCAGCGGTGGACTTATTTAAAGAACGGGTGAATTACGCAGCAGATGGTACGGTCCAAAGTGTCGATAAAATCAGTGAAAGTACTAAAAAGGCTGTAGGTTCCTTTATGGATATGGCACAACAAGCAAACAGTACAACGGTTACCATGTTTGCTGAGCAAACACAAATTACAGATGAAAACTTACCCCAGATCACAGCGAAATACGAAGATATGAAAAATCAAGTTGTGAATGCGTTTGAACAGAAAAAACAGAATGCAGTGACGAAAACACAGGAGGCGTTCCAAGGCGTTCAAACGGTAACGGCAGAAGAGCAAGCTAATATTCTTACGATGTACGATCAGCATTTTGAAGCAGAAAAAGCGAAAACACAAGCAGCAAAAGACAAAATCGTAGAGATATGGAACAAAGCAAAAGAAGAGAAACGAGCCCTAACGGCTGATGAGAATAAACAAATTCAAAATTTACAAGATGTGTTTAATCAACAAGCAGTGCGTGCAATGGCTGAAAATAAAGCAGAACAAGAAGTGATTTTAAATAATCTAAAAAACAGTAAAGAACGTATGAATGCTGAAATGTTAAGTGATGCGGTGAAAAAAATCAATCAAACCCACGATAAAACAGTAGAGAAAGCACGGGAAGAACGTGATAAACGTGTCAAACAGGCGGAAATGATGAAGGCAGAACTCGGAAGTGAAGCGGAAGGGACCGCCAAGAAATTAATTGATGAAGCAAATAAACAGTATGAGAAGGTAAAAGGCAGTGCAGATAAAACAAAAAAAGAAGGTATCGACAAACTAAAAGGTTCGTATAAAGACTTGGAAGACCAAGTGAACACAAGTACCGGTAATATCTTAACATATTGGGATAAAATCAAACGGTGGTGGAACAATTGGACCCCTGTAAAAAAGGTGATGGAGGTGTTTTCGACAGGTGGTCAAGAAGCACAGCGATCTGCAAAAGCATTTAGTGCACCCCAATCTTTTGCGCCCGCTAGAGAGATGGCACCACCTCAAGCATTCCGGGCATTTCAATCACCTATTCCACCAGAAATACCGGAACAAATAAATAAAATCAGAAGAGCAAGGGCTGTATCTTCAGCAAGAGAAAATGGAGTGCTGAGTCAGGCATTATTGGGTCAAGGGATACTCTCCAACCTTCCGCATATAGCAAATTCCGCTATGGTGATGGCGACAGGGAAACAAAAATCGTGTAGCCAGCCTACACAACCAACGGTTGAAAGTAGCCCAGTTGAAATGAATTTTTACACAACGGTACGGAATGACCGGGATATTGACCGTATGTTTGAAAAAGCAGATGACTGGTTTGCGCAAAAAGGACGTAATGTGAAAATAGGAATAGGGAGGAATTAAGTTGCTAGACATAGGTATCGATAATCAATTAGCAAGTGACTATGGAATATGTATGGTAGAACGCCCTGTTATTCCTACAGCAGAACAACAAGTAGAACATATTGAAGTGTCTGGTAGACACGGTTCACTTACAAAAAAAGGGGCGTTTAAAGACGTCCCTTTAAAAATAAAGTTCAATATGCTTGAAGAAGAGAATATTAAGCCGTTAATCAGGCGCATGAAAGCTTGGTTGATGAATGGAAAGACATTATATTTTACAGATGATGATGTGTATCGAAAAATTAAACATGTTGTAGTAGGTGATATTGTAAATGAAATGGAAGAACACGGAGAATTTGAAGTGGAATTTACACTCGATCCGTTTGAATATGTCACAACCGTCCCACTTGTATTGACAAAACCAGAGATCATTTTAAATTATGGTACGATTGAATCTTTCCCGAAGTTAGAAGTTTATGGGAATGGAGATATAAGAATTATGATCAATGAGGTCTCATTCCAAATTAAAGGCGTAAACAATTCTGTTATGATAGATTCCGAACTTTTGATAGCTTATACGGGAGCATTACCCATAAAAACAATAGGTGAATATCCAATATTTAAAGTTGGAGAAAATTCAATCTGGTGGTCAGGAGCTGTAAACAGAATTTTGATTGAGCCAAGGTGGCGATATTTATGATTACCTTATATCAAGCAAACGAAACTGATTTTACTCATAATGGAATTGGTGCATTAGACAAATATATTTATGACGCAACTGTTGTGGAAGAACTCAACGGTTTATTTGCATTTACTTTTAGTTACCCCTTATTTGCGCCAAACGGTACAAAAATAGATGGAATGAGTATGATTAAGGTACCCACTCCAGATGGAGAACAACTCTTTCGTGTTGTGAATCCTAAAACAAGCATGGGTGAATTAACCGCGCAATGTTATCATATTTTTTATGATCTAACTGAAAATTTGATTGAAGATGTATTTATTCAAACTGCAAACGGAAATGGGGCGATGAATCGCTTATCAATTGGTTGTCAATATAAGCATCCTTTTACCTTTTATTCTGATATCCCAACAATCGCAAGTGCAAGAATCGTAAGGAAAAATCCTGTTGAAGTGATTTTAGATACGAGCCAAGATAATTCCTTTATTAACCGGTGGGGCGGTGAACTAAAAAGAGATAACTTCGATGTAAAAATGCTGAGAAATCGTGGTACAGATAGAGGAGTTGTCATTCAGCATAAAAAAGATTTACTTGGTTATGAAGGGAATGTGGATTGGAAAAGTCCAGTTACCAGAATTATGCCGCAAGGGTTTGATGGTCTGTTTCTTCCAGAAAAATATGTAGATAGTCCTCGTATGAATCAATACCCTCATCCTAAGATTAGGGTGGTGGAATGTAAAGATATAAAAGCGGCAATTGGAGACCGTGCAAACGATGAAGATGCCGTACCTTTAGAAGAGGCTTATAGACGTCTACGTCAAGCGGCTAAAGATATGTTTGCAATTCAAAAAGTAGATCAACCAAAAGCGACATACAAAGTTGAATTTCAAGAATTATCGCAAACAGAAGAGTATAAAGATTACTCTATTTTACAGACAATCTATTTAGGGGATACGGTCACTGTTAAACATGAAGAAGATAATCTTAATATCCAAGCAAAAGCGATTTCTTATAAATACGACCCAATAAAAAGGGAATATACAGAAATAATTTTAGGGAATTTCAAAGAGTCATTTACAAATATGGCCGGTAAATTAGATCAAATGCATGACGAGCTAAAGGATATGCCAAGTTCTATATTAGATGCAGCAAAGTTAAATGCAACAAATTTAATTAACAGTGGGTTCGGTGGACATGTAAGGTTCTACCCGGATCGTGTTTTAATCATGGATACAAAAGATGAAATGACGGCCAAAAAGGTTTGGCAATGGAATATGAATGGATTTGGTTATTCTTCTACAGGAGTAAATGGCCCGTACGGAACAGCAATCACAAATGATGGAAGGATTGTTGCGGATTTTATTACGGCGGGAACGCTCAGTGGAAATCTAGTGCAAGGTGGAGAAATTACAGGTTCGACTTTGAAAACATCAAATTCAGCTAATTTTGTAAATATCTCTAAACAATTCATTCGTCTGTATGAGTCTTCAAAAGTAAGAGCCTTTATTGGATATTATAAAAATAGTAGAAATGAAATACAACCTACTTTTATTCTAGGAGGAGATTCAGATCAAACAGGGGCAAATGGGGCTATCATGTTGTATCAATTCTCGGATACAAATGTAAAGTCCGGGGGAATCGGAATAACAAAAGGACTCGATGGAAATGGATACTTGAATGCAGCTTCTTTATACTTTTCACAAACAGGGAATGCAATGCTTGATGCTGACAAAACGATTGTCCTAAATGCGCAAAGTGATATGAGGTTTAAAGTCAAAGATCAGTTCCGCTTTTATCGGAATGACAATTGGATTGCGAGTGTTGGCGTTTCATCTGGAGGAGATACAGATATCATACTTCCAAATGCGATGATACGAAATTCAAGTTACGAAAATGGTTATATTCAAATCAAGACAGCTCTTGGATCATATTATCAAGGCGTAATTGCTTCAGACTTCAAAGTTTCTTCAAAAGAAACATATAAAACCAATATTCGGCCTATTACATCGAGCTTACTTGAAAAGGTAATGGAATGGGAAATTAAACAGTACAATTTGAAAACCGATATTCCAAAACTGTATGAGATGCGTATGAATCGTAAAGAAGGGGAGCCAATAATTACTACAGATGCAATTCCTACACATTATGGTTTAGTGATTCCAAAAGAATCAGAGGAAAATGGTGTGGGTTTATATGGGATGCTTTCACACTTGACAAGTGGATTTCAGGAGTATGTAACCAAAACAGATGCTAGGATCGAAGAATTAGAGCCGATAAAGCCTAAAGGAAATATAAAACACAGGAACAAAGTAAAACGTCAAAGAAGACCGCCTAGACGCATAAAAAGGACTAGTTAAAGGGAGGTGTAGTCATGCGAAATGAGGAGATTATGATAGATTTAGCAGATCCTGTGTTCACAAAAACAATTCGTTCAAGACAAAATGATAAAAACGGATTGAAGATTACTGTATATGCAAGAGAAAAAGGGAACCCTATTGATTTAGCAGGCTATGTAGTGAAGTACGAAGCAATTAATGGAATCGGAGAGTTTGTTAGAGATGATGCCCAAATAGTTGATGCGAAGAATGGTATATTTGCATATACGTTGTCTCCACAAGCTGTTTCCACATCGGATGATTGGACAGCTTATTTTGTTATGGAAAAAAGTAATGAGCGAATGAGTACACCAGACATTCGGATTACATTAAGGCGAGATGTAAAAGAAGGTAATATCAAAATAGAAAACTATATTTCTGAGTTTGATAAGGCTCTTGAAATGATTAAAGGGTATCAAAAGCAAATTGATGAAGCAAATAAACGCGTAAATGAATTAACAGCAGCAGTTACAGGACAGAAGTATCAGTTATGGAAGGTTACGGATGATGATGGAACTTCTATTGATTTAGCTGCTAATACGGACTTGAATACCATTTTAAAAACTGGAACTTATGTTGGAAGTCAACTTAAAAATACACCTAACGCCTCCATTTATACGTTTTTTGTTGCTGTAGAATCTGCCACAAATGCAGCTCTTGTTCAAAAAGCTACTCTGTTAGGAAATTGGAATGATACTTACATTCGAATTAATAACGGTGGTAAGTGGTCTGAGTGGTCTCGTATGGTATTAGAGAAAGAGGTTGTACCTAAAACAGGTGGGGCGTATACGGGAACAACTCATTTTAATACTGATAATGCTATTGTCATTGGAAGTCGTTCATTCAAAACAGTTCTCCATAAAGGCGCACAAGGACAACTTGTTATTGCTCCTTCAACTAAAGAACAAGAAGAATCGTGGGATTGGACAAAGCGAGTTGAAATTCGAACCGATGGAACCATTAGACAAGCAACCGATACAGATTGGATTAACCTTCCGACAACTGGTGTAGAGACCATTGCTGATAGGATAATGAAGTACAAGAGAAGTGGGGAACAAATATCTGTCATTGGATCAGTTAAATATCTAGCAAATACAACAGTATTTGCAACCCTTCCGGCTGGATTTCGCCCTGTACAAAATATTGCTTTCCCAGCACTTGCATATGGCAATGGACCAACAGTTTGTGAAGTTACAGTTAAAAGTGATGGTGGAATTTTCTTGAATGGTGTTCAAAATGGAAATGTCATTCATATTGCGATGAGCTTTTTAATTTAGATATTACAGATTAAGCGTGCATAAGCAGGCTTTTTTATTTTGTATAAAATAGGGCTTTTGTAAAAAAGTTAACTCATGTATTCACTCAGAAAAGGGTTGTCTCATAGTATATAGAGATTACCTTATTAAGATTTCAAAAAGGATGTGAGTATATGGAAGATGTATATGTGAAAATTGACAGTCTAAAAGCAGAACAAAAAGAAATCATGCGAGATATTCGTAATTTAGAAACTCGTACGACGATAAATGAAAAAGATATTTCTACCATCAATCAGCAATTAGAAAAAATCAGTCTAAATACCACATGGATTTTACGAATTGTTATTAGTGCAATTGTTATGGCAGTTTTGGGTTTGATACTTAAAGGTGGGATTTAGGTTGTTCATATAAAAGTATTTGTGAAAGAGGGACAAGTGTCTCTCTTTTTTTATCTGGAATAAGGAGGAAAGAGTGTGGATCGTATCGATGTAGTATTAAAGATTTTTATTGCCAGTTTTGGTGGGTTTTGTGGGTATTTCTTGGGAGGATGGGATGCAACATTGAAAATCTTAGTGACGATGGCAGTTATTGATTATTTAACTGGCATAATTGCAGCAGGATATAATGGAGAATTAAAAAGTAAAGTTGGTTTCAAAGGCATCGCCAAAAAGGTGGTGCTTTTTCTTTTGGTCGGAGCGGCCGCTCAACTAGATTCAGCATTGGGAAGTAATAGCGCAATTCGTGAAGCGACTATTTTCTTCTTCATGGGCAATGAGTTACTTTCGCTTTTAGAAAACGCTGGTCGTATGGGAATTCCCTTACCTTCAGCGTTAACAAATGCAGTTGAAATTTTAGGTGGTAAACAAAAACAAGAAGAGAAAAAGGGAGATGTTCAATAATGGAAATCAGAAAAAAATTAGTTGACCCAAGTAAATATGGTACAAAGTGTCCGTATACAATGAATCCAGAATTCATTACAGTCCACAATACTTACAACGATGCTACAGCAGAAAATGAAGTATCTTATATGATTCGTAATGATAACCAAGTATCGTTTCATATTGCCGTAGATGATAAAGAAGCTGTACAAGGAATTCCTTTAGAGCGTAACGCTTGGCATTGCGGTGATGGTGGCGGTAACGGAAATCGTAAATCTATTGGAGTTGAAATCTGTTACTCTCTAAGTGGTGGAGATCGATATTATAAAGCGGAAGATAATGCAGCTATCGTCGTAGCTCAACTCATGAAACAGTACAATATTCCAATTAGTAAAGTTCGCACACATCAATCATGGAGTGGAAAGTACTGTCCTCATCGTATGTTAGCAGAAGGACGTTGGAATAGTTTTATTGAAAGAGTCCAAAATGCATATAACGGTGGAGGTAGTTCAGTAATGCCAACTCCTATTCCACCTTCAAACGATGGTACAAAAGTTGCTTACATTAATGGCGATAACGTGAATTTACGAAAAGGACCTGGAACTGGATATGCAGTTATTCGTAAGTTAGGTAAAGGAGAATGCTACCAAGTATGGAGTGAGTCAAATGGGTGGCTAAACTTGGGTGGCGATCAGTGGATATATAATGATTCATCATATATTCGCTATACAGGAGAAAATGCACCAGCACCTTCTAAACCTTCAATTGATGGCATTGGTGTAGTAACTATTACGGCTGATGTATTACGTGTTCGTACTGGTCCAGGAACTAACTACGGTGTTGTAAAAAATGTGTACCAAGGTGAAAAATATCAATCGTGGGGATTTAGAGACGGTTGGTATAATGTTGGCGGCGACCAATGGGTTTCAGGTGAATATGTGAAGTTTGAAAAATAAAACATATTACTATACAAAAGAATAGTTTTATAAACAAAAATAAGAGCCGTCATTTGACGGCTTTTTATTTTGAAATTCTTCTGTTGAAAAAGAAATATAATTTAGTAAATATGTATTGAAGCTCTTTTAGATTGATTTTTAAAGTGTAAGTTTTATATTCTTTATTCAAAGTCTCGCTGACATTTACAACATACTTATTAATTATCTGTACAGATAAGTTTCGATTAGCATTATTAACCACAGTGACAATTCTGTTTTCATCATCTTCTAGCATGGGCTCATATGTGTAAAATAAAGTATTATCATTCCGTAATACACTCTGCTTTTTTAATGAATCATGCACACATTTTTTTACTAACTCTTCCATTTTGGTACATTCATCATAAGTCATATTAATTTCATTAATTTCTTGAGTTTTAAAATATTCTTGAGTAATTTGAATTGAGTTTTGTTCTGAATCGGATTCTAACATTATTACTTGATAAGTATTTTTTTGAATATACCTTTTCTATGCAATATAATCACCGCTAAATTTATATTTTTACAAATCAGAAATTCTTCTAACTTGTTTTTCTTTCTTCTTAAAATCCCTCTTATACTGTTTGAAGTCTTGTTTATAGACTCTGAATTTCTCCCCAGTAGCAACGTTTTTAACTAAATATGTTGTACGCTTAAATTCTCTAATGTAATAGATCACTAATCCAACTAAAAGGGATATACACATTGTTGCTGGGATAGCTAAAATACAAAGAACAATAATGAGCGCAGAAATTTTATCTGACTCATAAACTCTTTTTAACACTACTCGTTTTCCAGAAGCAGCTTGTGCTTGTTGTAATTGTTGCATGCGTTGTAGCGATGCGACGGTATCATAACTCATGTGTTCAACCTCCTATTTTAAGTTGTATTGAATTAATACATATTCATAGTATTTTATTTTGATGTAACTACACTGTTATTGTACATTTTGTCTACCTGTTCTTTATTATATCCATATGAAAGTGTCAATCTGTCATCTACAAACAAACAAGTGCCTACATTAAAGCCTCGGCACCCAGCCATAAATTTTGAAAGTTTAGGAATAAAACCAACTGCTTCAATATCCATTAAAATAAAACGTACTGGAATCGCTCTTTTATTTTGCTGTGCACCTTTTAACATATGGCTCATAAATGAAAAAATTCGATTACCTATATCGGGCATAAAGTCTTCTTGTTGTTGATCATGATCTGTATACGTGAAATAAACAATTATTTTACGCTTTAATAGTTGCAGTAAATCTTGTTTAGAATTTGAATGTAGTTCTGTATAAGGAAGTAATAAGATTTCATAACCTTGATCATATTTTAGAGCAGATGTTTTTTGATACATAATACCTTTGTAATCTAATACAAATAGTGATTCCTCTTCACAACCTAGGATAAATTGTTCTACTTCAATTAATCCATTTTTAGGATCATAATAATTTTCGATAATTTGATTTAATGTTTTGAATGATGGTTGTTTTGACATTGTAATTACTCCTGGTTATATTTTTTCTCTTGGTGTTTTTCAGTGGCTAATTTTTCAGATGTTTTCCTGCTCACCTTAACTTTTAATCCGTATTTTCTTTCGTAAAGTTCTTCAAAAACTTCCTCTATTTTTCGTTCACCGTATACTTCTTTTACAATCCTCAAGTTGGTTTTGGGTCTAGGCATATATTATATTATCTCCCCTCTTCAATCCAAATTTCTTCCACAGTCAGATCCAAAGCTTTTGCAATACGAAGCGCAACTCTTAACGTAGGTTCACTTTTCCCTCTTGCTATCATGCTTAATGTTTGGTCTGTAATACCCACCAGTTTCGCAAGATCAGACTGTTTTAGCATTCGTTCGGCCAAGATTATCTTTAATTTACACTTCATAAAATCCCTCCTTTTTCAATGTTCTATTTCAATTTTTAAAAACCTCTAATATTTTTATTTGTGGACAAACAAGTTTTAAAGTTCTACATCATATACCTATATTACTTCCACTCAGAAGCCCACGAAGACTTCTACTTGGAATTCCAAATGGCATCGTAGATATTTAAGAGAGGAGAGGGTTGCATGCGTTCTCAGTATAGTTATCTCAATGTAACGCCGTATTTATATTCATCAAAAGAATTACGTCACATGTATAACGAATCAAGATCCAGAAAAGAGACGGAATCTATTCTTACTCACATGAGGAACCATGAAGTATTTGATAATAAAGAATACAAAGGGTATTTCAACTTATCACAAGTTATTGAAGAAGATTTATATGGAGAAGAGGAAGATATATTGAATTGGCAAGATTTAATGGAGCGGTATCAAATTGTAGCTACCAAATCAGGGATTAAATTTCGTGTGAAAGAGGAACTGGTTGAGGAGGAATGGCTATGACACTTGCAGGAGAAGCAGTCATTATTTGGACGGCAACAGGTTTGTCTGTAATTGCGATGAGTGTAGCTGAAAAAATGGGGAAGAGTGTTCCACATTGGCTTCCACGTATAACCTTGTATACGACGCTTACGGGCTCGTTCTTATATCTTCTACGTTATGTTCTCGTTATGTTTCTATGAAGGAATATGATGTGGAAGAGAGGGACAGTAGAATTCATAAGCGAAAATGCTTGTTCTGTCTTCTTCCAACAAAGTGCAATGATATCCTTATAGGATATCTAAAGGAGAAATGTTTATGCTGGAATTACTATTGGTCCCGACGACAGCTTTAACTATTGCATTCGTAAGTGATCGGTTTAAAAGTAAAATAGATGATAAAAAGAAGATACAAGTATTTTTTGAAGTGTCAGGAATTGCAATTAAAAAAGATGATAGGATTCATTATCCAACATTTAAGAAGCGAACTCATGATGATCGAAGTACAACATATGTGTATGAATTGCCTGTTGGTATGCCGAGTAAAATTATTCAGAAAGTTGAAGATGTTGTAAGTGAAGGGTTAAATAAACCTGTTCGAATTCAGTATGACAATTATAAATTGAACATACGTGTATTCGATCAAGAAATACCGAAGAAATGGGAATGGTCAACAAATTTAATTCAAGCTGGAAAATGGCTTGTGCCAATCGGGCAAAGTTTAGAACAATTGGTTTATCATGATTTTGATAAAACACCACATATGACATTAGGTGGTTTAACTCGTATGGGAAAGACTGTATTCCTAAAGAATGTGATGACATCTCTTATTACTGCACAAGCAAACAATACGCACTTGTTTATTATTGATTTAAAAGGAGGATTAGAGTTCGGACCATACCAAAACATAAAGCAGGTTGATTCTATTGCAGAAAAGCCACTGGAAGCTTTTCAGGTATTAAGCGCGATTCTAAAAAAGATGGAAGAAAAAATGCTTTTTATGAAAGAACACCATTATACCAATGTGGTAGAAACAAATATAAGAGAACGCTACTTTATTATCGTAGATGAAGGGGCAGAACTTTGTCCTGATAAAAGTATGAATAGGGAACAACAAAAGTTATTAGGAGCTTGTCAACAGATGCTTTCTCACATAGCGCGAATTGGTGGAGCATTAGGATTTCGATTGATTTTTTGCACACAATATCCTACTGGCGATACTTTACCACGTCAAGTGAAACAAAACAGTGATGCAAAATTAGGATTTCGGTTACCAACTCAAACAGCTTCTCAAGTTGTCATCGATGAAACTGGTCTTGAATCGATTGAAAGTATACCAGGGCGTGCGCTTTTTAAAACTGATCGATTAACAGAGATTCAAGTCCCTTATATCTCAAATGAACAGATGTGGGACGTATTAAAACAATACGAGGTGAAAAAGGATGCATATGCAGACACATATCAAAATGAATCGTCAGATGATGATTTTGACCTCGATTAGAAAGCTAAAATTTGCGACAAGAAGACACTTAATGGCAATTCACGATATGGGAGGAATTCGAAATGCAAATCGAATTTTAAAAGATTTAAGTCCATATGTGAATAGTACCGTTTATAAAAAAGAGCATGTATATTACCTCAATAAACAAGGACGTGCGCTATTCGATGATGTAGAAAAGGTTGTGCCCACCATTCGATTAGCACACAGCCTCATGAGAAACGAAGCGTGGCTGAATCTATTTTGTCCTGAGGATTGGCAGATAGAAGCCCCTATACGTTATAAAGTAGATGACAAGAAGCGAACCATTATTCCGGATGTAAAGTACCGTGATAGTGACGGGATTCTCAATGCAGTCGAAATAGATCGTACACAAATGATGAATGTGAACAGTGAAAAAATGAATAAGTATGGTGAATTCACGGTGTATTATAAAAACAAATATAACGGGAAAGTCCCTATCCTTCATTTCTTTACACTCACACCATTTAGGCAAAAGACGCTAGAACAATTTGCTGTGCAGCAAGGTGTATATGCAAAGGTATATGTGATACCTGAAGTGTGAAAGAGAGCATCACATACCAAATTCAGGGTCAAAATAATATTTGTTCATCAAATTGTTTACGATACCGTTGAAATACGCAAACTTACCCTTTTTCATTTTGACTCCATCTTTTACCTTCATCGCAAATTCTTTCATAGCTTGTACACCAATTTGTAGTTCTTGTTCTTTGTCAAACGCCGTTTGGCCTGTTGTATAATTTATTACACAATTGCATTGTTTTACGACCTTCCAAAATTCTTGAATTGTTTTAGCTTTTGAATAAAATGCTGAAGTTAGGGAAACGAAACGTTTCGGAACCCAATGGGCTACAAATTCAGCACATTTAATGTTTTCTTTAGGTACAGCATTATTGTCATTACCATTACGTTTATTTATATCTTTACTCTTTTGTTTTAAGATTTTAGTATTTGTTTTAACGGTAGGACACTTCTTAGTCGTTTCAATAGGGTGCTTGTGGGACACTTCATTTACAATTGGTTGGATAATAATTGCATTAGAAGTTTGGCGCATATCTTTTTTTCGCTTCATGGCTATTTGCTTAATTATTCTTAAAGTCACAAGTTTCGTCATTAAACGTTGTACAGTTTTATATGATACGCTCATTATCTCAGCTATTCTATTTTTACATAGGAAACTAACACCTACGTATTTGCAGCTATGACGCTTTAAAATTTCAAGTAATGCAATTAATTTAGATTGTACATCTGCACGTTTAATAGACGTTTTAATTACATCTCTGTATACTCTAATCGTTTGATTTAATTCCTGTACATTTGAAAATGTTGATAAATTATGATAGGACTCTGGTTGAGCTAATACATCAATACACTTTTTCAT